AGTAACTGAAAGTAATTTAAAACTTCAGAAAGCAATAATTGTAGCAGAAGCAGCAACAAGCATTGGACAGATTATAATGAATACTCAAGTTGCAAATGCAAAGGCTAAAGCATTAGCACCTCCTTTAGGATTGCCTTTTACTGTTATAAATACGGCAAATGCAGTAATAGGAATAGCAGCAACAATAGCATCATCTAAAAAAGCATTGTCTGCAATAGGTAAAGGAGGATCAATAGCATCAGAAGTTGTTCCAAGTGAAATAGGAGGAAGTGGATCAGCACAAATGGAATCACAAGCACCTGCATTTAACATAGTAGGAACAAGTGGAATTGATCAGATTGCAGATGTTGTAGCATCACAAGCACCTGTTAAAGCGTATGTTGTTGCAAACGATGTAACAACTGCACAAAGCCTTGAGAGAAACATTGTGGAAGGAGCAACATTATAGGGTTCGAGATTGTACAATAAGGTAACGCTTACTGTTCTGTTATCGAACCTTATTTTAAAAAACAAAAAACAAGAAATTTAACCGTTATATAAATATGAAAATTGTAGAATTAGTTTTGGATGACAATGAAGAGAGTGGTATTGAAGCCATCTCTATTGTTGAATCACCTGCTATTGAATCAGATTTTGTAGCCTTAAAATCAGATGAAGTAAAACTAGCAGAAGTTGACACAGAGAAAAAAATATTGATGGGTGCTTTGTTAATTCCAAACAAACCCATTTACAGAAAAACAGAAGGTGAAGAATATTATATTTATTTCTCAAAGGATACAGTTTTAAAAGCATCTCAAAGATACCTAACAAATGGGTATCAAGGTAATTCTACATTAGAGCATTCTGATAACTTACAAGGATTGACATTAGTTGAAAGTTGGATAGTTGAAGATGATAAGTATGACAAATCAAGAAAGTATGATATGAATGTTCCAATAGGGACTTGGATGGGTACTGTAAAGGTAAACAATGAAGAGGTTTGGAATGATTATGTTAAAACAGGAAAAGTAAAAGGATTTAGTATAGAAGGCTTTTTTGCCGATAAAATTAAAGCATCAGAAATGAAAAAAGAAGAACAAGAAGCAGATTTATTGCTTAGTAAAATCACAAGCATTGTCAAGGGTGAAAGGATTGATTTAGGCTTAATACAAGACATTGAAGCAGATATATTAAAAGCAAATCAAGGCGCAATTAAAGGAATTGATATGATAGAATCCGCTAAAAAGCCTTTAGAAACATCATTAAAAGAGAATAGAGGTTTATTGAAAAAAATTGAAGGAACAAAAAAATCTGCAATTGAATTAGGAGCAATGGATATATTAAAAAAAGTTCAAGGATTTGAAAAACAAGTAAAAGAAAACATTAAAGAAATTGATAAAACTTTATCTAACATTTATTAAAATAAAAAACAATGAACAAAAGAGAATTAAGTAAAGTATTCAGCAAGTTGTCAAGGAAAGAGGTTAATCTAGAATCTCATAAACTAGAATTATCATTAGAATCAGATGCTTTAGCAGTGCAAAAAAATTTAAGCGCACAAAGAGATAAATTAGAATCAAAACTAGATGATGCTTTTATTCCTGTTAGAAGGATTGAAAAATTAATTGAAAATCTAGAAGGGTACGCATCATTATCAAACGGATTTAAAGATTATATGAAAGCATTATATGATGCTGAAAAAGTTTTTGAAGATTCAAAAAACAAAATTAAAAACTCAGAGCAAGAACTAGGCATTAAAATTCCCGAACCAAAATTTATTGGAAAATTATCACAACAACTATCTTTTTTTCAAAAAATGGAACAAAATTTTAGGGATGATCTAAACGAGTACAATAAATTTATTAAAAAGTTTAAATAATGCAAGGCATTAAAAGAAAGAATTACATTCCTAATCCTACATCTCCAAGAGGAGGTAGAAGAGCGTGTTTGTGTCCCGATAATACCTATTCAATAAAGTGTTGTGATGGTGATAACTGGGCGCAAGGCATTGGTGTTATTACAGGAGTGGAAGGTAATTTTTTAACTAAGGAAGATACTGATTTGATTCTTCAAGAGGATAACAATAAAATTATAGTATAATGGCAAATTCTAAAATATCTGCTTTACCAATAGCAACTGCATTACAAGGTGATGAGGCATTTGCATTGGTTCAAAGTGGTACAACCAAAAGAACTACTTTAAGTGATATAGACAATTACGTTATCGCAACACACATAACTGTGGCAGATGGTACTACTGTAAATTTATCAGACACTACTTATGCTAGTTCTACTTTAATAAAGTTCACATTTACTGCAACAGGTGGAGTAGAGAATGCAACGGTTAATTTGCCAAGTGTAAACGGAACAAACACAAACAGATTAATAAGGTTTATCTCTGACACAACATTTACATCTAATACTAGGGTTAGTTTAACTCCCATTAGTGGAGCAACCATAGATGGTTCATCATCTCCTTATATAATCAACAAAGAATACGAAGGTGTTCAGTTGTGGAGCGATGGAACAGAGTGGTTCATAGTTCAAAAGAAAGCATGAAAATGCAAAATAAATTTTAACAATCGTTATATGAATATGAAATCAAATGAAGTTTTAAACCAAATCAAAACGGTTTTGGGTATTGAGGTTAAACTTGAAACTCAAAAGTTGGAAAATGGTACTGTTTTAGAAGCAGAATCATTTGAAAAAGGGAGTGATATATTTATCATGACTGATGATGAAAAGGTAGCACTTCCTGTTGGTGAGTATATGCTTGAAGATTCAAGGCTTTTAGTTGTTGAAGAAGAAGGTAAAATTGCTGATATTAGAGAAGTGAGTGATGAAGTTCCTCAAAAAGAAGAAACAGAAGATTTAGTTGAAGAAGATTTGACTGAAGAAAGCCTAGAAGAAGAGGCTGATGTTGCTGATTGGAAAGGAATGGAAAAAAGAATTAAAAATCTTGAGGATGCCATTGCGGATTTAAAAGCCGATAAGATGGAAGCAAGTAAAGTAGAGAAAGAAGTTGAAGAAAAACTTGAAGAAAAACTTTCTGCAGAACCTGCTGCCAAGCCTATCAAGCACAATCCCGAAGGTGAATCAAGTAAACAAATAAAAATGCACATTTCTCCTAACCGAGTAATGAGTACAAGAGATAGAGTTTTTCAAAAAATATCAAATTTAAAATAAAATGGCTGTAAATATAACCAGTACCTATAGCGGAACTTTCGCAGGTTCTTACATCTCGGCGGCATTGCTTTCGGGAAATACAATTGCAAATGGTGGAATCGAAGTGAAACCAAATATCAAATACAAAGAAGTTATCAAGAAGGTAGCAACTAGTGGTTTGGTAGTAGATGCAACTTGTGATTTCACAAGTGCAGGATCAGTTACATTAACTGAGAGAATTATTCAACCCGAATATTTCCAAGTAAATCAAGAGATGTGTTTAACACCTTTCCAATCTGATTGGGAGGCTGCTCAAATGGGATACTCTGCTTTTGATCAATTACCTCCTAAGTTCAGTGATTTTATCATAGGGCAATTTGCCTCAGAAGTCGCTGCTAAGACAGAATCTAACATTTGGAGTGGTGCAAACGCTACAACAGGTGAGTTTGATGGTTTTGTAACACTTATGACTGCTGACGCTGATGTTATTGATGTAGCAGCAGGTGCAGTTGTTGTTGGAAACGTAGTTACTGAAATGCAGAAAATAGTTGATGCTATTCCTGCTACTTTATTTGGTAAGGAAGATTTACATATTTATGTATCACAAAACATTGCAAAGGCTTATGTTGGTGCAATGGGAGCATTAGGAAGTGGTATTGACAACAGAGGAGCGTTGTGGTATCAGAATGGTGCACCTTTATCATTTGGTGGTATTCCATTATTTGTAGCAAATGGATTAGGAGATAATCAAGCAGTTGCTGCTGAGAAATCTAATCTCTTTTTTGGAACTTCTTTACTTTCAGATCAAAATGAAGTTAAATTGCTAGATATGAGGGATTTAGACGGCTCACAAAATGTGAGGTTGGTGATGCGATTTGCAGCAGCCGTACAGTACGGAATTGGTTCTGACATCGTTCT